ATAAGGGTAATAATAGCCGCCGACATTTCCGCACTCATTTTAATTTTCCTGTGTTAATTCAAACTCGTCTTCATAAAAATCAATGTAGACTTCTTCAATTAATTCATCTGTAATGATAGAGAACCCTTTGAGCAATTCATCATTTAAAGATAAATTAATTTTAATCGAATTAGTGATTAAAAAAGAGCATGAAGTTTTTCCTCCAAAACAAATAGTCATCGGAGTTGGTTCTGCGGTGTTTATACTGACAGCAAAAGATTTGAACGGAGCTAAATCGCCGATGTATTTCCCTTGACCTTTCGATAGTGCTATTTTCATTTCTTGTCCTCCTTATGTTTCATTTACGATGACCGTAAAGCCCTTAGATACAAGGCTTGCAATAGCTGACGCTGATGCTTCTGTCACAGCACCGCATAATCCACTTAGGTTTATTAATTTTTCATTCACAGGTATTGCACCACTGGCGTCTAAATCAATTAGCAGATTATCGACCATAGTTGATGTCATAGAAGCACAAGAAACCCAAAGTGTATCATACACAGATGGCCAATTAGTTCGTCTGGTAACATAAGTAAAAGTACAATTAGTATTTATGTGTGAACGCAAAAAAACACATTTTACAATTTTCCCAATATCGCCTGTAAATGACGAAAGTAAGTTATTATAAAAGGATAGACGTATTAAGTTAGGTGTGCTATCTATCGAGCCTGTGAATGTTGAAAGTAAGTTGTTATCGAAGTTTATATAAGTTATGTTTGGTGTGTTATTTATTGAACACGTGAAGCTTGAATTTAAAAGTGCATCGGTTCTAATTACATATAAATTAATTAACGGATAATTAATCGCACAATAATTAATGTACGGAATATTAGCCCCATCTGTGATTACATTATTTTGTGTATCTCCAATACCGCTTAGTTTATCAGCCTTACCAAGCACAAGGTAACAGCTCTCACCAGCTGGCACCTTTACATACAAGCTGCTGAGCGTTGTGCCAATAGTGCTTTCAATCCCAAGTTCTGTTGTGCCTGCCGCACTTGTATAAAACTTTCCATTTCCTGTAATCTTGACAGATTGCGTCTCTAAGCTCTGGAGCTTTATAGTAGCAACCCCTGAGCCGTCACCGTTTGCCTTTAATGGTATTAAAAATTCATTGCGAAGATGCGACTTATATTGCAAAAGAGTATAAGCGTCATTAGCATAATCAGGAGTAGGATTGAATATCCTTTTTTTCGGAATATTTTTATAAAGTCCTAAGTGCCCAAGGTTATACATACAAGTTAACCTCTCGTTATATGAACTCGTACAGGTTCGCTTCCTGAATCAACATACACTTCTTTGAACATCCCTTGGACAACTGGTGTTGTTATCTCAACAGTATGCGAATCATCATCGTCATAAACATTTGTTGCGTCAGCCGTTACATTGGCAGGCTCTAAAGAAGATAGAATCACGTTACCATCTAGTGTGTTTGGGTAGTCTCTAGCAAGAGCTGCTATTTTTGTATTGGCACCATCGCAAAAGATAGCGTCAATAAAAATGCCATCACCTAGGTCTTCTAAAGTGTTTAGTTTTTCGCCTGGTAATATTTTTGCGTACAGTTCATTTGGAATCATTTTATTATCCTCTTTTTTATAAATATATATAAATTAAAGTGTTTTTATATTCTGTTTAAGTTTTATTTACTTTGTCCATTTTTTCAAAGATTGCTATTAAACGCCCAATAGCGTTACGCCATCCGCACTTAGATCCATATAGAAGATGTACGCAATCATGTACTTTATTAGACAAATAAACAAAATTATCTTCATTAGATAAATCAGTATATTTTGTTGCATCTAAATTAAGGTGATGAAGATTAGCCGTCTTCGTTAGCTTAGTCATCAGCACAGCACAATAACCAAGCTGTTGGGCTTTCTTTTTTCTTTGTAAATCCTTCCAAGCTTTTGAAGCTCTGAAGTTTCTTTTCATTTTTTGAATTTCGTTCATATTATTATTAATAACATAGTTTACTTTGTACATATTAAGTATAATATAATTAATCATAGTTTACTTTATATGCATTATGTGGCGTCCTTATTTCCAATTAGCAGGTATTAAGTCGTAACCTACGGCTTGTGTGCATCCACGGAAACAGTATGAATAGTATTGAACGAATATAGGCTTCGTAGACAAGTATGTGTAGAGAGCGTGTATATCCCCTTGCATACCTGTGCAGCCATCAAATAGATACCTAACCTCAGTAGCCTTGGCCAGCCCTGTGAACATGGTTCCACAATTTGAGAGGGAGGTACATTTGGCGAACATCTCGCTAGCATCAGTTACCTCCCCTAAGCCTGTCCACGAATTTGGAATGCTTGTGAGGGAGGTACAGCTGTAGAACATAGCACTAGCAACAGTTACGTTAGATAAGCCTTCCCACGAATTTGTAATGCTTAAGACAGCCCACGAAGCTGGAATGCTCTCGAGAGAGGTACAGCTTTGGAACATACTAGTAGAATTAGTTAACGCACCTAAGCCTTCCCACGAATTTGGAATGCTTGTGAGGGATGTACAGCTGTAGAACATACCACTAGCATTAGTTAACGCCTCTAAACCTGTCCACGAAGCTGGAATGCTCTCGATAGAGGTACAGTTTTGGAACATACTAGTAGAATTAGTTAACGCACCTAAGCCTGTCCACGAAGCTGGAATGCTCTCGAGAGAGGTACAGAAGGCGAACATAGCAAAAGCGGCAGTTACCTCCCCTAAGCCTGTCCACGAATTTGGAATGCTTGTGAGGGAGGTACAGAAGGCGAACATCTCACTAGCATTAGTTAACGCCCCTAAACCTTCCCAAGACGCTGGGATACCACGCAAATTGGTGCACTCATTAAATAAAGACGTAGTATTCGTATATGTGTTAGATGTGCCCCAAGATTCCACCCCAACAAATAACCCACGAACAGCGGAATCGTCGGAAATCCGTTGCCCAGCTGAAAACGTTACGTCGCTAATGGATAGCTTATGCGTTACTGTTGTGCCAAGATATGAGTAATCAGAAACCTTAGCTGCCGTGAACGTTCCGTAGTTCGTATTGACTGAAAAGTCACCTGTATTTGGTGAGTTTATCAACAAGACCATATCAGGTGCATTCCCACTCTGCTTCGCAAGTAAAACCCTGCGACGAGCCAAGATAGCTGTTATCATACGAGTTCACCCCCGCAAGCTATGCCATCGACGACATTTATCTCAATAGTTTTACCGAGTTCGATGTTAGTGATTTCAGAGCCTAGCCACCCAACCGCTACGGAATCTATCTTTACAGACAAAGTAGCATCTGAACCAGATTCAATCTTAAACCACCACAACGGAAATGCGGCTGAAGCATTATTTGTTAGCACAATTTCAATAGCAGTTATTGAAGTCTCTTCGCTCAAGTCTACTATGTAAAAATCGCCCTGCTCAATATTTACAGTAACTGTGCTTTCAGTAGTAGACGAATCTGCGTTTATTATAGTGAATACATCTTGCTTTGCGTTTAGGGCAGTTTTAATTCCTCCAGAAAAGACTGGGTTGAAGCTACCCGCAGTTGGAGTGGTATCAAATGTGAGCTTAGTTTGCAGATTTTGCACGGCGGAAGAGATTTTATAATCGACGTCCAAAGCTATTTCTGAACTAATTACATACAAATTATCTTTTACCCAAATAGGGTTAGATGGTGGATGTAACGCATCGCATAACATTACTTTATACGCTTTATTTTTTTCAGCTATCACATTAGCAGAGCCATTCATACTCAGCATAATATTAGAAGTGTTAAGAGTGCCTTCCCAATCGCTGTATGTATAAGCACTTGAACTTGTACCAGCATAGAATACTTTAATATAAGCACTTGTTAGCGGCTTTAGATTGTTATCCATAAATTGCGACAGTGGGTGAACTAAATAGCCGTAGTTTTCGTTGTTTAACATTTTTTATCTCTCAATTATTTGTTTTCTATTAAATGGATACATTATCACTTCAGTATAAAGGCCGTCTATTGCACCAGATGGGAGAAACCATGTTGTCGGTATATCAGAAGGATCACTTACTCTCATGCTTACTTCTTTTCTATTTGATGCGTTAAAGTAATCATCTCCATTTAAGTAGAAAAGATAAAGCCCACCAGAGTTATATGTACTTTTAACGACATTAGTGTACACTGCTTTATTTTCATTATCAAAAGTAATATTTTTAAAGCATATCTTGTGCTTCGTGTATCCATCCGCACCAGCGGTCAAATCAAATGTTCCTGTACTTTTTATTTCATCGGCAATGTGAGCGTCTGTTATTTTTATGACAAGAATTTCAGTACCAGTTCCAACAAAATCAATACTATTGTAGTCGCAACCGCTTGAAATTATTTTTCCAAATGAAGTGCATTGTAGAATTAAATCAAAAAACGTGCTAGACTTTGTATCGCATGATACTGCGTTTCCAACAAGCGTCACGTCTTTTGCAGTCGTATTTATAGTTTTTAATCCTTTTGTAATGATCAGATCACAATCTAACACGCTGTTATATGCTTCCATATTTTCAGCCGTAAGATTATGCATGGAACTGGAAGTTATTCTACAATTGTGAAAAACGGCACCTGTAAATGTCAAGTGTCCTAATGCCACATCTAACAAACAATTATAAGCGGTCAAACTATTTACTGTCATATGTCCGACTAAATTCAGATCTGTTATAGACAAACCAAAAGACGATGTTATACCGTGTAATCTTAACGTGCCATTTCTTATTTTTTTGTTAGAGTAAAAAGTAACGTCATCGCCGATAATAATATCTTTGTTGCATAAATCGATGTTCCCAAAAGCTACTAACGCTTCTTTTTTATTCAAGTACCAGTCTATCTTTACTTCACCAACACTAGAAGGGGATAAAAGACCGTCGAAGCAGTTATATAAAGGCTCCGTGCATTCAATGTACTTAATACTTGAGCCAGTATATTTTAATTTACCACCATTTTTTTCAAAAACAAAAGAGGTGATTACGTTACTTTGTGATAAAGTAACTTCGCAAATAGAATCAATAATAAATTTTATTATCCCAGTGTATTGGCCTATAGCAATAGATGTTTCTGAAAACCAACTCGAGCGAACTTCAGGTGTGTTGCTAAATGTATTTCCACTTAACAAGCACCCGTTATAAGCATTTGCAAAAACGCAGTTAGTAATAATGCAATTACTAATAGTTCCGTTATAATGAAAATCTAAAACTAAATTTTGTAAAGTCCTACCATCTAAAGAACTATTTATTATTAATTTTTTACAGTACGTCCATACTGCTCTTAATGAAGATTTTTGCTCTTCTGCATACAAAGTAAAGTATCCGCCGAGGTTAGTAGTTATAATATTTGTGTCGTTGCATATAATGCTTCCAGTCCCAGTAAACATATTATAAATAATATTACTTTGTACAAAACACGTATAACCAAAATCTGCCGTGCCACTAAACCAAATGTTATCTTTGAATATTGCTTTTTGAATTCTATTTTGTAAACAGAATAAAGAAAAATCAGCCATTTCTACATGATAGTTATAGCCTTCTCTTGCGACTATTCCGAAGCATGAAGCGTCAATCTCGCTCGATGTTAAAAGCAATTTCCAATAATATTCACCGTTGTTTGATTTAAAGCAGCTTCCGCTATTTGCAACGCCAGAACTATCTCTGAAAAAATATCTTGATGGGCAGTCGCCTAGTGTGTAATATCCTTTGACTAAAATTAGATTTGATTCTGTATTAATGTTTTTTAACGCATCGATTGTATCAACTGAAATAATATTCGTTGCTGTTGTTGGTGCCTGTAATGAATCACCGAACGCAGGGTAAGTCGAATCCATTTGAAAGTTTAAAGCTCTTAAGTCATCATCTGCCCAATCGCTTACTGGGTCGCCATTCCCAACATATAGCCACTGCTTAACAGTATATTTCCCAACGAGTTTTACTGACGATTGCAGCGTTCCAAACGAACAGCTCACAGGATTGTTTATTGGTGTGCCTTCTTCGTTATATATAGCCTTCTGATTGCTTGTTCCATAATCTAAAAATTGAACCATCCCATTTAATGGCTTTTGATTTAAATCTAAAAACATCCTTCTTGTATCGCCGCTAAATAAAACGTCCATTTAGTACCTCGAATTTTTAATGTATTTCATGATGCTTCCTTTGTCTGCAATCTTGTTTTCAAAGCCTCTTTTTCTTGCGATCATTCCAAGCTGCGAAATAGGTAAAGCCTTCATGCTTCTTGCGTCTAGCGTTTTTCTTGCACCGTAATCTTTATTTGTCGCAAATCCATTTTTCACCTTTACGCCCTTTTCCACTGGGGTAAAAGAACACTTACAATTTGGATGATGACCGAATTCTCCATTAGCCAAAATTAAATCAGAACCCTTGAAAATACGGCCGTTACATCTTAAACAATAGTTACAAGTTCCTTTTTTTGATTTTTGAGGATTAATATTTGAGTGGTAAGAACTTTTATAATAAGTGTCTTTGTCGATCTTCCCGTCGGCTTCAATGTTCCCAGAGTACCAAGCGGTATTCCTTATCCGCTTCGCCTTCGGCTTACTCATTTTTAGTGCTTTAGATAATAGCATATAAATTAACGTCCGTATAATTTCTTAAACAATTGTTTTTTTTCTAAAGATTTCTTTTCATCTAGCTTTTTTTTGTCTTGTCGTTCTTCCTCAATATCATCCATGAAGAACGGCTCTATATCTCTAGTCAGTGAACCAGAAACAAAAGGAGAAGCTTCTCTAATAGCGTAGCCTCTAACCATGTCAAATATATTTTGCCTATTTTCTGGACTTGTAATATCTTCTTTAAATTGTGACGGCATTTTTTTTGGCAAGCTTTGCTGATACTTCGCTTTCTCCGACGCACTAACTCTTTTCCCAGTTCCCAAAACTCGATAGGTTTCTGGGTTTTCTGACAAGGCTTCAAAAGATTTATCTTTCTTTATCGCCTTATGCCTTACTGGCTTTGCGTTTTTTAATTTTTCTCTCTCTTTAATTACTTGATTAAAAACACCGCTGGTATATTCAGTTACACTTGGCTGATAGCCTTTATCAAGCATCATTTCAGCGATCTCTTTGTTATTAAAGCCTTCTCTTTTTAACTCGCCCATAAAAAAATTATTTGTTTTTTTGTCAAATGGGTTTTTCTTTTTTGCGGCTAAAAGGTTATCTACAATTTCTTTACCTTTTTCAAAGTCTTTTTCTTTCACAAAATCATCTTTTACTCTAGAAAATCTAGCAGGTTTTTTGGGCTTAAAATAACCGAATGCACCTTTTTCCCTTTTTTCTGCTCCCTTCATAATGACCTCGGCAGCTTCTGAAGATGCCTTTTGATAGTCGGCTCTTGCCTTCCTTAAAAGTGGGATAGTTAAGTTATCTATATCTTCAATATTCTCAAAGACTACACGCCCATTTAACCAATCATCAAAAGCTTGCACACTTGGAAAAGAGGATTCCAACTCATCTATAGAATAGCCTTTTTCTTGAATTGCTTTTCTTATTTTGTTTGGATTTTTTAATGTCTGTGCATCAGAGATAAAGTTTGGAAGCTCTTGAATCCTTTTAAGATTCTTAGCGGCCTCTTCTTTATTTCTAATCGCATTTTCTTTTGTCATTCTTTTTAATTCTTTTTGTCCTAAATAATTTCTTGAATAGCCTGTAATAGGAATTCCAGCTTCTCTCATAGCTTGCCGCCCTCTTTTCATTGCCTTGTAATCAGCGGCGGTGTTCAAACCTGCTGCCGTGACAATATCAAAAAGAGATGGATTAGCACGGTCTTTATTTGTTTTTTCATCGTAATACAAAGCATCTGCTATTTCAGAAGCGACAGGGGCAAAAGATGCATTCCCAACAGTCCTTGGAATAGCTTTTGAATATTTCACTCCTTTAAACAGTCTTGAAAAAGGATTTGCCGTTTGTGCTAAGTTTTCACCGACATCAAGAGCCACCTCTGCTTTTTTTATTTTTCCATCACCGCCTTCCAAAATATCCTTTTCTACGCTTTCTTTTGTTCTTGGAATAACAAATGAACCAAGAAACCCACCCAAACTTTTTCCGTAATCACTAACTACTTTAGCCCTTGCCCCTTTTATTCCAGCTTCTTGCATAACTGAAGACACAAGCCTTTTCGCTTCTGCATTCCATGGCAAGCCCATATTACTAAATGCAGCCTTTTGTCTTGAGATAAAAGCCTTGTCGCTTTCATTAGGCGCTTTTGCCATTACATACAAATTACCTTCTTCATCAATCGGCTTATATGCTTTTATAATTGCCTCTGGTGTCAACAATGGAGTCTCTCTATCACCAGCATCTTTTAATGACTTACGGCTTTCTTCCTCTCTATCACTCCTTTTTTTCGTAGCGATCTCTTCAGCATATTTAACAGGCTCGAAAAGATCACTCACAAAACGAGTTTCAAACATTTTCAATAATTCATTTTTTGCGGCTTCACTCTCGTCAATAGAGCCATCACGCAGAAGCCTATCAAGCTCTATGATTTTAGAATAGTTTTTTTCAACTATTTTTTTCTCTTTGTCTCCGAAGTCGATTGGATAAGAAAAACCCTTTGACATTAATAATCTTCTCCTTCAATCAAGTTTAGTTTGTAAGTATTTACAACTTCATCTCTTGATAAATTTTTGCCATACACAACTTTATGTAAAGCGGCAATGTCGTCGATTATAAAACGGTTATTACTTACGTTTCCACCTTTTACAGTTTTGTTTTTCAAATTTTCAATTGACTTGTAAGCCTTATCCTTTCTATCTTTTAACGCTCTCTGGTTTTTTTCTAGTTTACTTTCAAACAACTTTAATTTATCTAAAGTTTTTGATGCATCATCTTTTTCTAGTGATTGAAAAGTATCTGATAACCCAGAAAATTCTTTAATAAAACTATCGTTATCTTTTAATCTATCTACTATACTTTCGATTTCTTCGTATACAGAATCATCTGTATCTATTTTATCATCGTCAATTAAATTAGATTCAAAAGGACCAAATTTTATTTCATAATTTTTCTTCATATCGTTTGCTCTTTTTTGAAGAGCATTCCTTTTAGCCGCTAGGTTTCTAGCCTCTTGCGATTCTTTAGAGCGTGACTTTATCTGTAATGTCAAATTGTTTATGTTATCTTCAAGGTCTTGGATATTTGATTGCAATGTTAAGCGATTGCTCTCTCCTATAGCTTTTCTTGTTTCTCCGCTTTCTTTTTCTGCTTCGGTTCTTGCTCTTAGTGATTCTTCTCTGTTTAATCGACCAGACTTTGCTTCTACAAATTGAGCGGCAATTTCTGGGAATCCGTATCTATTGCCCTCTCTCATAATGGCTTCATCTGTTAAGCCGTTGCCGTAATTATCAAGAAAGTTTAAAAAGTCTTTTTTATTTTTTTCGAGGGCAGCGTTTTTTTCTTCCGCTTCTTTATTCCCTTTTATCTTTAATCCCAACCCAATCAATCCACCAATAGATCGACCTGCATTAGAATAATCACTTGATAAGCCTTCTTCTAAAGGTTTTGTGTTTAATTGATTTTGAAATCTGAATAAATTAAAATCAGGCATTTTCTTTCACTCCTTTTTGGGGAATAAACGCACTTGCAAATCCAAGAACATCTCCAAAAATAGAACCCAAAGCCGTCGGTGCAGAGGCTTCTGAAATTCCCAAGTTCGCTAGTGCTTGCTGAATAGATGAGTCATTTTGCAGTTGAGACAATAGAGCATTGTTTACGCCCTCTTGTGTATCACTTACTGATGTTTGATAAGCGTTTGCGACATTACCCAAGTTGGAACTATAAGCCATATCTCGATTTTGTTCACGGCCTATATTTCCAGCATCAATGTTCAACTCATCAAGCAATTTGTTGTAATCAAATGATTTTTCTTTATTCATTTGTTCTTGTGCATCGCCATATAGTTCCCTAGCCTTATCGCTTGCAACAGCTTGCAGTTGCTGCCCAGCCCCTCCGCTAAATAGCCCACCTTGCCCAGCTAAGGTGTTTTGTGCCGCTTGTGTCGCTTGTTCGATCATATATGATGCATTGGGGTCTAAGTAATCATCTACTGTTTTGTCCCAATCAAATCCGCTAACTTTTGACGAGTCAACAGAATAGTCTTTATTGCCTGCTTCTTTAATGCTATTAATCCAATCACTTACTGAAGAAGCACCACCTAGCTGATCTTGCAGGTTACGGCCAGTTCCTTTTATTGATTCCAAAATTTGGCTATATGTTTGTCCTGATTTAGCAAGAGTATCTTGTAACATACTCTCTGCATTATCATACGCCTTTCTTTTACCCTTTACATTAGTAAGCCCTATTGCATCTGTAGCACTTGAAATGATATCACCTATTGCCATTTTTTCCTCATTGTTTTAAAATTAAGTTTGCTTGAATAAATGCAAGGCCAACTAATGAAACATCTAATGATGTCTGTTCCTTACAAATATAAATTTTGTTTGTTCTTTGGTACAAATTAACACCGTTTATTTTTTGATAAAAATTAAAGTCTAATGTGTAGTCATATACAGCATTTGGAAGATTTAGTTTTTTAATTGTAGATAAATTAACTAATCCATCCGATTGGAGCAAACCAACCATCCCGTTCTTTATTAATACCAACGGAAGCAAGTCTTTTGTTTCTGAAGAATATGGATTTATTACGTTGCTTGTTATCATTTATCTACCACACTCTGTATAATCAAGAATAGCTTTAGAAATATTAAATGGGGCTGGGTCTGTCATCGTTACTTTGAACGCAATTCTTTGTGCTCTTCCTAAATTTCTAAAAATACATCTTGAGTTGTATTCTCCTATACGCCCAGCCTTTGCCCACTTTTCGCCAGCCCATGTATAGCCCCCATCTACGCTAGTCATAAGCATTACATTTGGGTTAAAACCTTCAGGCGTTGACCCATTCATTTGATCGTCATACTCTTTTTCTATATTCGTTTTTCCAGAATTAATAATTATTTCTAAAGAATGAATTATTATCTTTTTAAAATTGTTGATAATTATGCCAGTTGTTCTTGAGCGTTCTATTACTTTATCGTTGTAATCTGTATATTTATTTTTATCTAGATAAATTAATTTGTCTTCATTGAAAGCACCCATTATTATTTTGTCAGAATACTTTATAGCAAAGGCAGGGAACCAACATTTTTGTTCGTTGTTTATGTCTCTTGTCGCTCTTGTATGCCATTCATTTTCGTCAAAGTCATAACAATAAGTTCTATTAGCAGAAGGGAATGATATAACATAAAATGTATGCTTCCCATCAACATAACAGAAAGAGAATGCATCATCTGTTCTTGTAAAGCTTTCTATCTGCTCTTCTATCCATGCAGAAGAAATCTTTTCTATGCCCTGCCCGTCACTTACCCAAATGGCATTTGTCCCTACTGATGAAGCGCCTAAAAAAATTAATTTGTTATTAATTGCCGAAACACTATATGGTGCCTTACATCCTATTGAACTATTTTTTGTAGACGTTATAAAAGGGGTGTTTATATTATCTTGCCACCTGTATACTTGATAAGAACTATACCCGATAACGAATAGATAATCATCCATTGCTTTTATAGCAACGATGTTATCGCTTCTGAACTCCGCTTTTATGTAGTTAAGCGAGCCCATCCAAACATCTTCT